AAAATTTTCTTAGCTTCACGAACAGCATAACTTTTTCCAAATTTTTCTGAAATTGAATAACAACCAAATTCATAATTTTTACCCTTATAAGTAAAAATGAAATTTTCTCCGTCGTTTAATTTTTTAATTTGATCTAATACTGACATAACCTTTGTGTTTTAATTAATTATCTTATTTACTGTGTAAATATACGAACCCTTTCCTGGGGAGCCAAATTTTACACCAATTGTTTTTTATCTCTATTGTATTTAGGTGAAAAATTACTAATTAATTCAGTTTCTTTTAAATCAGCATCTTCAATTTTATAAAACTGAATTATCCCCCAATCTAGATTATTCCACATTTCATTGGCTTGAGTTCTAGTATACCCAAGATCCCATTTATCCATATAATACTGAAATCTGAATGATGAGTAAAGTGATTCACTTTTATGTTCTGCTAATCTACCAGAACCATTTCTTTTACCTTTACCACCTATACCAACATAAATCAATTCATCTTGTTCATAAACTTTATAAACTATAGAATTACAGTTAAGACTTTTTTCGTTCTTACGGGCAAATTCAATTGCATTTTTTAATAACATAACCTTTATTTTTACTGTGTAAATATACGAACCTTATCTTGGGTAACCAAATTTACTTCAATGAGCTTCTATATCGGTAATGTAAACACTGAACATAACCACCACATAATGTTCCAAATGTTCTAAATAACTTATCGTCTACATTTGCTGTTACCTCTGCTCCATCACCACCTATATTTACATTAATGTTGCTAGCACTCATTTCATTATTTAAATGTTTAGCTAAAGCACGATTTAATTTCATCATATTACTATTAACAAATTCCTCACGGTATCGGCTTTCCCAACCATCACGTAACATTGTTTTTAACTCACTAACCATATTTATATTTCCTTTATCATAAAACATTTCACGTTGCTCACGATATGAGGTTGGATATTGGGTAGGTAAAACATATTTGTTTTGCTCATGGTCCCATCTATGATATTGAGTCATATAAATAAATTTTTCAACACTTTCATATGTGCTAATTTCATTATTATATCCGCTCATTATTGGGTTACCTTCAATTGTTAACCATTCATTAAATTCATTGTAACGATCTTTCATACGAGCGATTTCACGATCAGCTAATTCGTTAACAATTACTTGGGCTTTGTTTTGGATTTCATTTAATGCGTTCATAACCTTTGCGTTTCTTATTTACAGGGTAAATATACGAAAGGTAGCCTGGGGAGCCAAATTTTTACGCAAATTTCTTCCAATTTTCTTCTTCTGCTGTAGCTGCTAATTCATAGGGGTGATTGTTATAATCATATCCCATTTTATAATATCTAGCCATCCATAAAGGAGATTGAAGATAATGTTGATATTCGTGAATTAAGGATTGGATAATTAACTTTTTAGTTTTCATTTTAGGCCAATACAATACTATAGTATTATCTTCTCTATCGAATTCAGCATCTGGGTTAAATTCAGTTTCTAGTAATACATCTTCACCGTAATCTTCTTCTGATAATCTTGAGTAAAGGTTATGGTGTAATTCTATTAAAGGAGTACAAAAATGGTATTTAGAATAACCATAATGTTTTTGAATTTTAGGATATACTTCGTTAATTATAGATTGTATTTTTTCTTTATCCATACTATGAATATACGAAAAATTTTTAAGGGAGACAAAAAAAAGCACACAAATAAATTGTGCGCTCTTTTCAATTGAAGGGTTAGGGTATATTAGAAATTTAATATGCAGTAATCCATTGCTAAGGTTACGTTTAGGTTAATTGCAGCATCATTTGCCCAATCATATTCACCAAAGTTTGCTGTTTTAACATAAGCACCTTTGATAATCCATTCACCAATTACATCACCTACAGGACCTAGAATATCTAGAGTAATATCTTTTTTATAAAAATCAGAGTAACCATCTCTACCTGTTACAGATTCGTGAGCTAATCTTGCCCATTCCATTACTGCTTGAGCTCCAGAAGGAGTTACAGGATCGTAAAGGTTAAGTGTCATATCATTCCATCTTACTTTACCTTTTACTTTACGGTAAACGTTGATATGATCTAGGATTATTTCACCAGCTTCGAATCCAGGGGCAGTTGCAGATTTAATTAGATAAGCGGGAACTCCCTCAATATACATAATAAACCTGTTCTGTACTTTCGGTTCGAAAGCGGTAAACATTATTTCGTTAGGATCTAATACTGCCATGTCTTTTTATTTGTTATAAATATTTAATTCTTTCTTTTTTTATTCAAACGACGCACCAGTTGGTGTGATGTTGAAATCTAGTATAATAAATTCAGCCGTTTTAGTTGGTTGAACGTAAACTTGTCCTACTAATTCATTTCTATCAATTACATCAGCAGTATTGTTAGTATCATCCATTACTACTTTATAAGCATATAATCCTTGTCTTTGTTGGATATTTTCCATATAAGGATTAACTTGAGCTAAGAATCTATTTCTAGTAGTAGCGGTATTTTGTTCAAATACTAAGTTATTAGCAATTGATCCAATAGTTCTCTTTAATTCAATTAGTAATCGTCTAACGTTTACTCTATCTAAAGCTGTTCTATTTTTCTGTAGTGTTTTCTGACCGTATGCTACAGGGCCTCTTCCTGGGAATGTAGCAATTGGGTTAATATTAGCTAAGTACAAATTGTCTCTGTCTGTTGGAGATAATTTTCTTTCAGCTTGTAAAGCCATTCCTAGTCCACCTCTGTTAAATCCAGCAGGTGCAAACCATTCAGCGGCTGTTCTATCGTTAAAAGCGTATACACCAGGCATAATAGTAGAAGCAGGAACAAAATGTAATCTGCTAGTACTTGGTACTCTAACCTGTACCCATGGCCAATAAGCTGCTGCGTAGCTACTATCTATTACTGCACCGTCTTGAATAGTACCTCCTACTGAAGAAGCATATACTGAAGGATCTACAATAGCAATTGCATCTCCTCTTGAAGTACACATATTAGCCAATTCACCTACTTCAGCACCATTTTTCTCTAGTGTTAAACCAGGAGCTGTAATAATATCAAATTGATATTCATCTTGGTTTCCTAATAAAGCGATTGAAGCTGTATAATCTGATGGTCTGATACCTTGTGGGTATAATACATTGTCATCGATATTTTCAAACATATCTAATCCACCACCGTAGAATAATTTTCCGCTACCACCACTAAAAGCACCTTCTAATGAACCACTTCCAATAGCTGGTAGAGTACCTGTGTATTCTGATTTAACAGAACCATCGTTATTAAAATATTCGTAAGTAGTATTTACAGATTTTACTCTTACATATCTACTTAAGTTTTGGTAGCTACCAGTAACTTGAATATATCCTCCTTGATTAGTTAGTTTTTGATCACCAATTCTAGCAGAAATAAAGTTTTCTGAAGTTGGATCTAGTGACAATCCTCTATATGTTTCTAGAATTACTTTTTGTTGTTGGTTATCATTACCTCGACGAATCAATAGGTTAAATGTACCACTTCCAGAATCAATACCTGCTACTTCCCATCTTACGTTATCAGAAGATCCACTGATTAATGAACCACTAGCTCCTAATGAACCAGAGTTATTAGCCATATCTCCTTCTACAATTGTTTCTAATGAAAAAGCTTCTGTATTTACATCTCCATTTGTTTTTATTGAAGCACTAGCAGGAACGAATGTACCACTAACTACTCTAGTTACAAGAAGAGTATCTCCACCTTGTTGGAAATAATTGTAAGCTGAAATTGAGGTTAAGTATTCATATTGGATACTAGCACTTTGAAAACTAGTTCCAAATCTACTTCTAAAGTCACTATAAGAAGTACATAATGTTGGAACATTAACTGGACCTTTTACTGTTGGACCTATGATAGCTGCACCTGCAGTGATAGGACCTTGAGTAATTATTGATTGGTCGTTCTCACGGGTTAATACTCCTGGGGATAATAATGTTTCTGCCATTTTATATCGTTTTATTCGTCTGTCAATAAATATATAGGGAGGATTTAAGACTTATCTTTAGAATCGGTAATTTCACCTGTTTTTAAATCTATTTGTACCTCTCCGTATTTATTATTTAGTTTTTCTCCTATTTCTTTTTCTTTGAATAGAAGATCGTTATACTTACTTTTTAAAATTAATTCATCATTGTCTAACTTAAACTTTTGCAACTGAATTTGACCTAATAAAACTTGTAATTGGTCAAAATCTGATTGAAACTGTTTAATTTCTTGTAACTCTTGGTCTTCTAATTTTGTTTTTTTAATAGCCATGTTTTATAACTTTGATTATAAATATTTAATTTTTTTCATTCAATTGCGCTTTTAAATCATTAATTTGCAATTGTTGTTCTTTCATTCCTTCAATTAATAAAGCAACTATTTTTTCATATTTAACTGCTTTATATCCATTTTTACGAGTTGTAACAACTTCAGGTAATACTTTTTCTATTTCTTGAGCTATTACTCCAACATCGTGTCCTTTATTCCCATGAATTTCTTCATTGGGGATCCAATCAAATTCGTATCCTCCAATTTTTTGAATTTTAGAAATAGGGTCTGTAATATAAGATATATTATCTTTTAATCTTTTATCAGATGAAGCAAAAGCGACAATATCATTTGTTGCTTCAATTCTTCCAGTTGTACCAGGAGCTGAAGTTCCTACTCCTAAGGCATTTGTACTAAGTGAGTTTAAGCTAGCATCAGATCCACTAACTATAAGTTTTTTCCAATTTGGCATATCTATTTAATTACGGTTGGTTACTTCGATGTGCGAAGCCCACTTCCCTTTCGGGCCTATAATACAATAATAAATATTATTTCTTTGTTAAGGACAAATAATTATCTTGTAATTTTAAAACTAATTTGTATATCGTTTCAAGTTGTTCACCTGTAAACGTAGTGTTCTTTAAGCCTTTTAAAATCATTTCTAATTCTAAGGCATTAAGTTCTATATTTTTTAAGGATGGAGAAGGATCCTCAACAACTTGCTGAGAATCCTTTCCAATCTTTATGTTTCCTGCTCTAAAGCTCATAACTTTTTTCAGGAATTTTATGAGTAAATCCAAATATCTCCAGTATTACCAACGAAAATGTTACCTTTGTTTTGATAAACCGCAGGGGCATTAGTAGGTACGTTATCAGCACCTTCTATAGCTAATCCCATAAAGGCATCAGGAGTCATTGTATTATCAGTAGCATCGAACGATGAAGTTACCCCCCATCTACCAGCAGCACCTGAGGCGTTATCATATCCAAATGCTACACCAGTTCCAGCACCAGCTTGTTGTACTACAAATCCACCATCTCCAGCAGCATTTGAACCAGAAGCTAATCTAATGAATCTATCAGCAACATCTAAGTCTGTTGTGTGTTGGAAACTTGCTGTACCAGCAACTGTTAAGTTTCTAGATACTACTAAGTCTCTTGATACTGTTAAGTCTTGACCAATAGTTACATCATTTGGTAAACCAATTGTTACAGTACCACCACCACCGACAGTTGTGAAAGTGTTAGCACTTAATTCAATTTCGTTTGCAGTACCATTAAATGTTACACTAGTATCACCTTTAGCAGCTGTATTAGCAGTTGAACCATAAGTTACAGCTAATGTAGGAGTAGATCCTTCACCAGTGTTACCTGAGGTGGTTAAACCTGTTAATGTGCCTAAAGTAGCAACGTAGTTACCAGTTGTATCAGTTCCTAAAGCAACTGAATTAGCAGCAACAGATCGTGCTAAAGTAGCAACTTGAGCAATAGAAGCTGAAACAGCTGTATCTGCTGAATCTGCGTTACCGGTTAAATCTCCAACAAAAGTTGTAGAGGTAACACTTGTTAATCCAGCAATTGTAGTAGCTGAAGCACCTAAAGCAATAGAAGTTGAACCAACAGTTACACTATCATTTGCTAATTTAGCATTAGTAACTTGACCATCAATAATTTTTGCTGTTGTAATACTACTTCCAGAAATTTTAGCAGTAGTTACAGCACCATCAGCTAATTGAGTAGTACCAATACCACCGTCTGATACTTTAACTCCACCAGCACCTACTGTTAATGTACCACCGTCTGCTTGTACAGAAATAGTAGCAGGTGAATTACCATCATAGGTAAAATCTGCAATACCATTACCATCTGTTAAGTCAGCTAGATCAATATCAACTGTACCAGCAAATGAACCACTGAATGAACCAGTAGCAACTACATTAGTTAATTTTAATCCATCAACTGTAGCAGCTGTAGCACCTAAAGCAACAGATGTATTTCCTAATGTTACGTCATCATTTACTAATTTGTCATTAGAAATTGAACCTGCCAACATTGCGTTGGTAATACCAGCAGCTTTAACTCTTAGAATATCAGAGTTAATTTCGATAGATGAACCATCTACGTTTACACTTAGTGCTGTACCAGCACCCCCTGCTAAACCATCTCCAGCAACTGAAGTTGCTAATTGGGTTGCAGTAATTCCGGCGTCTGATACTTTTACACCACCAGCGCCTACTGTAAGGGTTGAGCCATCTGCTTGAACAGATACCGTAACACCAGCACTAGACCCATCATAAGAAAAGTCATTAATACCGTTACCGTCTGTTAAAGCATAGGCATTAGAGGCAACAACTCCTGTTAAATTAGAGCCATCACCTTGGAAGGATCCACTAAAAGATCCTGACAATTCTACACCTGAATCACCAGATACTAAATAATTAGCATCATTGTTTAATTGCGATATCGCTGATCCAGATACGACGAGTTTTTTCCAAGCCATAATTTTTGTTTTTGATTAAGTTAATTAATTATTTTTTATTTCACAACGATTATAAATATTAAGTTTAATATAAAGCATTCCAATTTGTACCATCCCAGAAGTAAGGTTTTACTTCTCCTGCACTACCTGATGTAGCAAAGGATCCTGTAGGTACTCCTGTTGGTAGAGGATCAATTTGATTCAATGATATAATATCATTAAATTGAATTGTTGTATGATCTGCACTAGAGCTTACTACTAAAGCATTTCTTTTATCAGCTTCACTAATACCAGCTCCAATTACAAATTGTCCTGTACTATCTGCATTAAATTGTCCTACAATCATATCACCCATTTCGGCTGAAGCAGATATACTATTTCCTATTATAATGGAATTATCTTTTCCTGCTAATGAACTTGATCCTATTAAGATAGTACCATCTCCACTAGCTCTACTATTTTGACCTATTGCAATCCCGTTTGATGCTGATATATGATTACCATTTCCAAGTAATGTTATATTGGTAAAGGATCCAGATGATTTATGATTTATACCTGCTATAAAACTGCTAGTAGCACCTGTAATTACATTATTACCTCCAAATGCAGTAGTATAAGTTGTAAAAGTAAGTATATTATAACTACCACCTATTACAGCATATTTTGTTTGAGTACTTAAAGTATTATTTCTACCAAATACTGCATTATAGTCACGGTTACCAGAAACTCCTGAGGTTACATTTTGTGCACCACCTACAATATTCCAGCTACCTTCAACATTATTAGAATTTCCACCTACAATATTACCATCGTAAACACCAACATCATTTTGAAAACCTCCAATAATGTTGTAATTAGAATTAGAGGTAACTGTATGTAATGGCCCAACAATAAGGTTAGGATCTCCTGCTAAATCTCCACCTACAATAAGGTTTCCTCCCTTAACTTCTAAAGATCCTGTTAAACCAGTACTTCCAGATACATTAAATGAACCTGTAATTTCTCCATTTCCATCTAAAGTACCATCCCATTCACCAGTAATTCCAGTTAATCCACTACCATCTCCTTCAAATGAACCACTGAATGAACTACTAACATT